TGTGCGTCAGCCTGAAGGGGATATTCATAGCTGGATTGTTAAGAGTGTGTTTAATAATTCGATTACTCGCGAAGAGTCCAAGATTAAAACATTTGCTTGGCTTTACAATTCTGAAGCTGAGAACTACAAGCTACAGAGAATGTTTGATAAAGACGCTCTTGTCAATAAACATTGGAAAGATGGAAAGGTCACTAATCCTTTTGGCCGCGTGATGGAGTGCGACCGCAAAAACGCACTCAATTACTTGATTCAGTCCACAACTAGCGACCTGTTTCT